ATGAGGATATTAATCTGTCCGATTTGTAAGAAAGAGTGGGATCTTAGATGGGGTGTTTTTGGACATGACTCCCTTGCTAGGCATATGAAGGCTACTCACCAATAGTGCCCGTGTAGGGCATAGAGAGGTTTGTTGACCTCTATTTTCGCCGAACTTTAAAGACTTGACAATTTTTCCGCCGAATGGTATGATGTATATATGACATGTACAAAGTATGGGTGCGACTACCAATTAGATCTTGATGGCCAGGTAACCTGTGCTGTCTGTGGGGCTATGGATGATGACAAGCAGCCTGTGGATATCTTTGAGTCCCAGGTTGACTTTGAGTAATGACTCTGATATAATAGTATTATGCTAACAATAACTTTAATACTACTTACTTGGTATGCCACCAAATATTACTACACGAGAAGCCTTAAACTTTCAATGCCTGATTCAGATCCTGATATGGTTCACGCTAAATGTTATAAGTGTGCTCAAACCATATATACTCACAAAGATCTTTTGAGGGCTCCTTACTACTGTTTAGCATGTAAATAATGCTTGATGTCCTATGCTTTAACTGTGGTGGTATGTATCAGGTGCCATATGGAACAAAAGAAATTACGAAGCAATGCCCAAAATGCCAGGATAAATTTTAGGCTTTGTTCTAAAATATTTTTATGGATTATTCTATAGTTACTCTGCCTAGATGTGGGTCTAACTATCTTCAAGACAGAATACTTCAGCATACTGGGTTGTTCGTAGAAAGATTTCATACCCTTCAAAATAACAAAATGATAACGATATCAAGAGACCCTATAGATTTTCTTACATCGGAGGTTACTATGTCTTACTCATATGATAACTCAACTAATAAATTGGATAAGTTGACCAATAATGATCTTAAACAGAAATATTTAGATCACTATGCAGGATACTTTACTGGAACAGACGATATGGCTATTATTGACAAATTTGAGATTATAGTAGATTACGATAGTTTAATAAATTCCCCCCTTGAAACGGTAAAATTAATAGCCAAAAAGATGGATATTAGTATTATTAATGAAGATTATGAGCCTGGTAAACTTAAAGATTCTGTTGAGCATAAGTATCTTGTATCTAGTAAAAAATTAAAAGAATATGAGATGATTAGGGAATATGTAGAAAATACAGATCTTTCAAAACAGTATAAAATCTATAACTCAATGATGGCAAAATCATTAAAGATTGATTCATAGTGTATAATGGTTATATGCCATACATAGTCAATAATCAGGTAGTGGGTCACGACCCAAGAGATATAGAAAGAAAGCCATCGTATATAGAGTTTTTTGAAAGAATTGGAAACTCTGTAGATAATATACAGATTATCCCAAATTTCCTTTCTGAAGAGGAAATTGCATATCTTTTAACACATATAGACGAAAGAAGAAAAAATAGTTTTGTTTCTCAAAAGGATAATGATGGAAACCCTACGGCATGGATTCATAATTATGAATGTATTGTAGATGCCCATGATATTCAAAACAGAGTAAAAAAAGAAGTTGTTAAAAAGTTTGGTAATGAGAATATAAAGGCTATGGCTGGGCCTAACAACTACCTTAATATTGCAAGATGGGACAAGGGAACTAAACTAACACTGCATGTAGATGATCTAGGATATGTAGCAGAAAATCATCTTCCAACACTTGTATATCTAAATGATGACTACGAAGGTGGAGAGATAAGTTTTGCTACACACCCTGTAACTATTAAGCCTAAGACTGGTGATTTAATTATGTTCCCTGGAAATATGCACTATGCACATGAAGTAAAAGAAGTACTTTCTGGAACAAGATATACACTGCCAATCTGGTTTACAGTATTATAGGATATAATTAAATAATGACAGACTACACACTAAAAGAACCTGCCAAAAAAAGAAAACTTCTGGATGGTTCTGAAGTAGATGATTTTGATTATCCCATTGACATAATATTACATACAAAAGCACCTGGTAAGTGGAAGTTGATTGACCTTGAGACTGGACAAGAATATCTTGGATCAGACATTTCGCACGAAACATTTGGAGAATTATTAAGAACTAAAGTAGCAAAATCTAAAATTGGTTCTTGGTTTAAGACTAAAGGAAGAGTAATAATAGATGGAAAATAACAATAAACCTATAACTTTTCACTGGATGTGGAGAAGACATTGGCAAATAAATGACAGCACTGAGCATTTAGATCTTAAAGGAATTCTTGGTATGGCACAAGAACTAGACAGTGCAAATGTAAAGTCTGTATTGCTTCCTTATGGTCCAGGTGGTATAGATTTTTCTTTAGTTATACAGGAAGCATTGCAAAAAACAAATCAACTAATTATGACAATTGCTTTGCCAGCATACGGTGTAAGTCCAGATTATGCTGCTAAGATTGTTGATACTTTAAATCAATTTGCCCCTGGAAGAATTGGAGTAAACCTTGTTGCTGGAAGATGGGGAGACGAAGGAAATGACAAGTCTGAGAAAATAGTTATAGATCATTATATGCACGACCCAAGCCTAATCGACACACTAGATAAAAGAGTTGCTATATCCGCAGTATGGATGGATAAGTTTGTAGACATGTCCAGAAATCATATTCACAAAACACATTTGGCTGTAGTTGGATCTTCAGATACAACAATTGAGATAGCAAACAAGCACACAGAATATATTTATGTTGATGACAATCTATTATATAAAGATCAATTTAAAAAAATTAAAGGGCCAAAGCCAATAGTTATTATTGATCCACTGATTATTAGTCATCCCGATGATGAAAAAAATGTCAAATATGATAAAAATGCACCAGAAAGAAGACAGAATCATCATGTTAAAGGAACAATAGAAGAAGTAAAAAAACAAATAAGGAAAATATCAAGTGAGTATGGAGTATATGATTTTATGATTCATACTGATCAAGAAGACATAAGCAAACTTTTAAAACTAGTAAAAGATTTTAATCAAGAAGAAAGTAAAGAGGATAAAAACAATATGCAAATATCTGAACTAACTAAAAAAAACTTTGATCAAATTGGTAATAGTACCAACAATGTTAAGGTGTTTAAGAACTACATTTCTGAAGAGAAATGCAAAGAAATTGTAGAGTTAATAAGAAAAACAGATACAAGCAATAACAGACCACTTCAGTCTGACGCTCTATCTTTAATTTATTATGACTCACTTGATCTTCCAGAAAAATACATACCAGAAGTTCATTCCTTTCTAGAAAAAGAGTATGGCATTAAGGTTAAGCCAAGGCACTCTCGTTTTGCTGAGTGGAAGCATCAAAATAGTCAAGAAATACGCATAGACGATATGGGTTCTAAGGATTCAAATCATATGGCTGGATGGGTATATCTAAATGACGACTATGATGGCGGAGATATTTCTTTTATTAATCAAGATATATCGTTTAAGCCAAAGGCTGGAGACCTTGTTATGTTCCCTGGAAATATTCACTATTGGTACAGCGTAAAGCCTGCAAATGGATCAAGATATATAATGCCAATCTGGTTTGATTTTGTTTAATGGTACAATGTATATATGAAAAAATCTAAATGCTTCTTTTGTGACAAAGATGCAACCCATTATGATGTTGTGGTTAATCATGATGAGTTTGTAATTGCAGATACATGCCTAGACCACCTCTCTATCGGATTGGTATCATAAAATGAGCGTAGTTAAACCTATTTTAATAACATACCCAAGAAGTGCATCTCACTATTTTGACAAACTTTTTTATGCAAAAACTAATTTTTACATGGAAAGATGTCATACTGTAGATGGAATATTCAATAAAGAAAATGACAAACTAAGAAAAGTAATCACAATTGTTAGAGATCCAAGAGATAGCATTAACTCTTACATATCTTTAAAGGCACACTTTGGAACAGATCCTGAAAATGTTAGAGAAATGGTATCAGAGTATATACTTCTTTATAGTTTTTTAAATGATCACGCTGATTATGTTATAGACTACAAAGATCTTGTTGAACAACCAGAAGTAGTAATAGATAAACTTGTAAATCTTATGGGAATAACTAAAGAAAACTACGTTAGTTTTGCTAACAACCTTATTAGTTACGATAGTAAAAATTTTATCTCTTCAAGTAAAGATGTCCCTGGATACGGAAAAGTAAACTTAGACTATTACAATGTTGATTCATGCTATTTTTACTACAATAGGCTTTTATCAAAAAAAATTACGATTTAATTAAGTTTTAAATGAATAGAATATTGAATTATCCTAGGTCTGGATCTCATTATCTTCAGCACCTTATACTTAATTATTCTGGAAATTATGTAGAGTTTGATCACCATTTAAATAATTCTGACAATGACTTTATAATAAGTATTGCAAGGGATCCATTTGAAAGCATACATTCAAGAAGTGTAATGAGAAAACACTATAACAAAAATATAAATGTAGACAAATTGATAGAAGAATATATTGAAACATATGATTTTTTAATTAATAATGCTAATATAGTTATTGATTATAATGATCTAATCTCTTATCCTGAAGACATAACAAAAATAATCTGTAACATATTGGGGTTTAAAAAAAACCCAATGAATTATCCAGCAGAAGAGGATACCCCTAGTCTAAATTATCTTGTTTCTAGCAAAAATGTAAAAGAATATGAAGAAACTTATATTAAAAAAGAAAATCTTGAAAAATGTTATTTAAAATATCATAACTTGTTGATTAAATCAATCAGTTTGACTTAAAATACAAAAACTGATATACTAAATATATGGAACAATTGATCAATAACTATGGCTCATGGGTGCTTGCCTTCAGTGGAGTTACAGCAATATATTTTGTTGGTAGAAAACAAATGTGGGCATGGATTTGGGCTACTTGTAATGAGGCTATGTGGATATACTATGCCATAATAACAAAACAATATGGCTTTATATTTGCTGCTATTGCATACTCAGTTGTTTATATTAAATCATACAGACATTGGAGATACTTGGACTCAGACAAGCCATCTTGGAATAAGTTTCTTAAGTTAGTTTGGAATAATAAATGAAAAAGAATGAATGCGTTAAGTGTGGCATTTCTGTTAAAGATCCAATCTTTTGGGACACTCATCAAACCATGAGTGATGGACATATTTGGTGTACAAATGCCAAAAGATCCTAAGATAATGACAATGGATTGGCGTAGCCTTGGCTATTGGCCTGTTTGGAAAGATGGAAAGAAAATATGGGTACCTAAAGATGATAAATCATTTGACAAAGATTGAAAGAACCAAGGTCTGGCCATTACGATGGATAGGCAATTTCCTTGGTGGATATGCTGGTAATCATTTAATTAAGGCTATTGATTTAGATGAGTCTTTAGATAGTAACTTAGGATTTCGTTATAAATACCATGCCAAAATGTGGAAGTATCTTAACAAACCTTACGAACTTTGGGGAACTTATTATGAAGTAGATATGGAAAAATGGAAGAAAGATTAAGCAATACTGCCAGAACCAGTTACTGATCCAGCGCCGTCTATACCTTTAGGCATAGTGTATATTTCCCAGTTGTTTGTATACCCTGGAGCATATCCTGGGTTTCCACCATTTGTGACTCTGATGTAGTATGCTCCGTTAATTCCG